GCGGATTGGCAGTGATCGTCGAGACAGGCTCATCCGCTGGCCGGCCGGGATTGACGCCGCCGTCACGCCGGCTGTCGTTGTTGTGCTGCGCCACGAAGGCGGCGGCAACGCACATATCGGCCTTCGCCGTGATGGTCGCTGCGGGTTCGTCGCCGCCACGCGGCCGGCTCTGACCGACGCGCCCGCCGCACCCCACAAGTGTCGGCACGACAACCGCATGCTTTGCTCCACCCGCGACGACAGTCCCGAGTGGCGCGCCAAGATCGAGCGAGCGAGGCGCTTGTCCTTCGCGTTCGCCATAGCCCATTTGGACCAGCGTCGGAGCGATGAGCGCGTTCTGGTCTTTCCTGCTGGCCGTAATGGTATGTGCGGGATCCTCGACGCTGCGATTGGCGCCGCCCTGCTGGCCATATGTGAGAACCGGCGCGATGATGCCGAGCGGTGCAGCGCCGCCCGGTCTCTTCTTGAAGCTGTTGGCTGTAACCGTGGCCAGCGGCTCGCGCATGTCGTGTCCGGTCGCGCCCGTGTTGAAGCGCACGACCGACGGGCACAGCAGCGCCTTTTCGCCCCGGTGCGCGCCCGTGATGGTGTTGAACGGCGCATCGACCGGTTCGCAGCGGACGCCATGGGTAAGATTGACCAGAAACGGGCGCTTGCCCTTCTGCACCGCCCTGAGAACGAAGCGGCCAACGCCGTGCGCCACGCGGCTTTGCGTGGCGTCGGCAGTCGGGCGAATGGCCCGCAGGCCGAATTTCTCCCAAATCTGTTCCTTGGTATCGAACAGCGAAGGACATGGCAGCGAGAAATCCATGATTTCCGCTGCCGTGCGCCACGGCCTCTTGCGGCCGGCGATGACGTCAGAATCATCCGGCTTGCCATGCGTCGGCTTCGGCCAGACGATCCTTTGCCCGTCGAACCGCACGATGACGAACAGGCGCTTGCGGATAGTCGGCGCGCCATAATCGCAGGCGCGCAGCTCGCGCCATTCGAGCTTGCCGCCGAGGCGGCGCAGCGCCTTGCACCATGCCTTGAACGTCTCGCCGCGCTTGTCCGGGTCCGGCATCAGGCCGCGCTCGGTCTCGACCAGCGGACCCCAATCCTGAAACTCTTCGACGTTTTCGAGGATCACGACATCGACGGCGCCGCCGCTACTCTGGATGCGCTCGACCCAGCCGGGAATGATCCAGGCGAGATCGCGGATGTTGCGCTCGACCGGCTTGCCGCCCTTGGCCTTCGAGAAGTGCTTGCAGTCGGGCGAGAACCAGGCGAGGCCGATATGCTTGCCTGCGACATGGTCGAGCGGGTCGACCTTGTAGACGTTTTCCGACAGATGCAGCGTCTCGGGATGGTTCGCCTCATGCAGGGCGAGCGCAGCCGGATTGTGGTTGATGGCGATGTCGGGCGAACGGCCGAGCGCCATTTCGATGCCGGTCGATGCGCCGCCGCCGCCGGCAAAGCTGTCCATGATCAGCGGCGGATAATCGGCCTGCACATGGCGGGTTTCGAAGTCTAGCAGCATCATTCCCTCTCGCCATAAATCGCTTTGCGGCCGAGATATGCCCCGGTCTTTTTCAGCGCGTGCAGGATGGTGGTGTGGTCGCGGTCGCCGAAGGCGCGGGCGAGCTGCGGCAGCGTCATGTCCGGACGGCGCAGATGCGCCAGCGATATCGCCTCGTACCGAATGGCGACGATGCGGGCATTGTGCGACCGGCCGGTGATAAGTTCCGGGTCGACATCGTGGCGCCTGGCCACTTCGAGGATGATCTCGCGAACAGGCACGCCGCCGCGCTTCAATATCTCTGCTGCCTCGGTCTCGGCCGCTGCGATGATCTCAGCGGCGCGCTGTTCGGCGTCGTCGATGATGGCAGCCGCGCGCGCGACATTGGCCTCGGCCAGTTCCTTCGCGCGATCGACGGCGAGCAGGGCGGCATGCATGGCGGCATCCGCACGCCGCTTCTCGCGATCGGTCATACGCGACCGTGCCTTCGGCTTCGCTGGCACAAGCCGCTTTGCCTGCTTGTCGCGTAGGCGCGGCGACCGCATGTCGAGGCGCGGCAAGTCACGGTCGAGTTTGCGAAGAGCAGCCTCGGCCATGATCAAAGCCTGTCCACGAAGCTGAGAAGGGTCGCCGTCGCACCGGCCATCGGCATGGTGCCGCCGAGATTCCCGCGATGGCGTGGCTTCGACAGCGTCTCGGCCAGCATGTCGAGATAGTGCTCGCCCTCGCGGAAGGCGGCGCGGCGGCAATAGGTGACGAAGGTCGAGCGCCAGCGCATCAGCGTGAAGACCGGCGCGGAAAGCAGCACTTGCGCGCGCGCCGCATCGTCTTCGGCATCGCGCATCATGCGCACATGAGGATCGAGGCTTTCGGTGGAATGCGTCATCTGCGATTGACCCTCATGCTTGCGATATCGTCGCGCGTTTCACGTGCGACGGATGGTGTAACCATATGATCCAGAATGGTTTTTACGGTCGTGCGGCGGCGCGGGTTGCGCCCGAGATAGAGATACGGGTCGAGCCCGGCATATTCGCAAAGCAGCAGGTAATTGCCGGCCGACAGCGTCTTGCCGTTGATCGCGCGCGACAGCATCGCCCGGTCGGTTTCCGGCCACTTCTGCTCAGCAACACGCAGCGAATAGCCGATCTGGTCGAGCCGATTCTGAAATGCGGCGGCGAACTGATGGAAGGCGATCTCAGCCATGCTCCTGACCTCCATGGGTCAGCACCACGCCGAAGTCGGATGGGAAATGGCCTAGCACAGCCCACAGCCGCGCGCGCGGCTCGGGCGTCGGCAACCTGCCCATCCATGCCGAATGCATCTGGTTGACGGTGATGCGCGCCAGCTTGCGCAGCCGGGCCTTTTCACGGTCGGCAGCGGTCTGGAACTTCAGCCGCGGGGCGCGCGCATGCGCGGCGACGCAATGGGCATAGAGAAAGAGCTGCAGCATGGCGGGCGAGAAGGAGGGGACGCTCATGCGACCGCTCCGAACAAGCCGGCGTCGGCCGCGATGCGCTTGCGTGCCATCTCGGCATAGGCCGGATTCAGTTCGATCAGGATGGCGTCGCGCTGCAGGCGGTCAGCAACGAGGCCGGTCGTGCCGGCGCCGCCGAAGGGATCAAGCACGATGCCCCCCCCTGGACAGCCAGCCAGAATGCAAGGCTCGATCAAATCGGGCGGGAAGGTCGCGAAATGCGCTTCCTTGAACGGCTGTGTGGCGACAGTCCAGACCGAGCGCTTGTTGCGGGTCGACCCCTCCCACGGCACCGACCCGCACACATTCGAGCCGTTGCCCTCGGGACATCCGCGCGCACTGCCAGGCTTTCGTTCTTTATTGCCGGACTTGCCAACGGCCTTCATCTTGCCATTGGTCTTGCCAGGAACCCTGTCGCTGCCGGTCTGGCCGGCCACATCTTGAGCAAGCCGCGATATGCTTGCGATGGCGAGCGGCTCGGCGATTGCCTCGCTGTCGAAATGGTAGCGCTGGCTCTTGGTCAGCAGGAAAAGGTATTCGTGCGCCTTCGTGCACCGGTCAGTGACACTTTCCGGCATCGGATTCGGCTTCGACCAGATGATATCCTGGCGCAGATACCAGCCATGCGCCTGCAGGGCGAAAGCCACCCGCCACGGTATCCCGATCAGGTCTTTCGGCTTGAGACCGTCCTGGCGAATGCTGCCGGTTCGCGAAGCCCGCTTCGGATGGTTCTTGATCTGCGACCCGCGCCACGACTCATCGGTGCTGTCGTTGATGCGATGCCCTTGCGAACCCCATGAACCCGCATAGCTGTCGCCAAGATTCATCCACAAGGTGCCGTCATCGCGCAGCACGCGCCGCACCTCGGTGAACACGGCCACCATCTCGGCGACGAAGGCATCCGGCGTCTCTTCCAGCCCGATCTGACCTTCAACGCCGTAATCGCGTAGCCCGAAATAAGGCGGCGACGTCACGCAACAGTTGACCGACCCGTCGGGCAGACCAGCCAAAACAGCACGGCAATCGCCCTCGATGATGCGCACGCTCATGCCGCCACCGTCTTGGCGCGGCGCGCCTTGCGAGGGGTTACCGCTGTTGCCTGCTGACCCGGCGCGCTGTCGACCGCGGCGGCGGGCTTCACGTCAGCAGGAGGGGCTTCGGGGCATTCTCCGCTCGCTTGCGGCTTGTCCTCTCGCGGCGCTCCCCGCTCGGATTCATTCCCCCAGCGGTCCCAGCCCGGGCGCGCCTGGCGGGCGTTGAGTTCGATCTTTGGCGTGTTCGGCCAGTGCTGCTCGATCCATGCGGCGAACACGTCGGGCTTGGCCGAGTGGCGGCCGACATCGGCTTCCACCGCCATGTCGTCGCACCAGCTTTCAAGCTGGTCGCCCATGGCCGGCGCCACCGGGTTGCCGCGCGTGGCGATCAGCAGGATTTCGTGTTTTCCCCGCGCCCAATAGCCGGTGCCGACGCGGTTCTTGAGCCACGCCCAATGCGACACGTAGCGGGCATGTGCCTTGTTCGGCGCCAGATAGCCGGTGTTCGGGTCGCGCTCGATCCAGGCGAAGCCCCACGCGTCGAGCACGCAGATCGCCTCGACCAGCATCGGCACGGTCGCCCACAGGAACAGCACGCAATCCTTGGCGGCCAGAGCCCCGACATCGCGCTTCATCAGCGTCAGCAGCGTGCTCGTCGGATAGTGATTGTCGGCGGCTCGATCCATGCCGGTTTCGGTCGAATAGGGATCGAACTGCCATTCCGGATCGGCATAAATGACGCCGTATTTCTTCGCCGGCAGCGCCGTCTGGCTGGCGGCAAGCTCGACCTCGCGGACGCTGCGCCGTTCCTTCTTTTCGGCCTGCGCCTCGGCGCGGATCGTCTTGACCGCCGGCGCGATGGCGCGCTTCAGCGCCGCCCGGGTCGGCTCGTCGCCGCTGGCAAGGATATCGTCCAGCGCCTCGCGCACGATCGTCGGATTTTTCGCGATGGCGCTGCGCACCTGGCGAGCGTCGTGAATCTGCTTGCTCGGAATGCCTATCTCGGCAGCCGTGGCCGGTTCATTATTCCCGGCGGGAATTTTGTTCCGGCGGTTGCCGCCGGCCTTCTGCACCTCGCCGCGCTCCTGCGCGGCGTCATATTCGTCGGCCAGTCGGCGCTTGGCCAGGCTCTCGATTTCCAATGCGTCAGCCTGCACGCGATAGGTTGCGGCGACGAGTTCATCATGAGCAAGGCAAGCCTTCTGCAGGCGCGCGGTCCATTTGGCTTTGTCATAGGCCACGCCCGCCTTGTCGCGCGCGTCGAGCACTTCCGCCGCCGTCTTGGCGCGCGAAAGCGCCGCCGCCGCCTCTTCGACCAGAGACGGCAGCGGCTTTGCCGCAGCGATTGCCAGGGCCTGCGCCTTGATCATCAGGCCGGCGACCCCGATTCGGGCGCGCCTTCGAAGGCAGGCAGGCCGGTTTCGTTGGAGGCATGCTTGAGGTCATGGCCGACCTGTTCGCGCAGATAGAATTCCCAGCGATAGAGCTGATAGAACCATTTGATGTCGCCGGAGACGATGCGGTAGCGCAGCCGGGCAGGGATGCGCACGGCGTCGCCGTCGACGAAGGCCGGCACCGACACCATGAACACGCCGGGGATGATCACCGCCTCGCCCTTGGAGTTCTGGTGCTCTTCGGTGAACTCGACGGTGCGCTCGCCGGTCTGCAGGCGCACGCCGTTCTTGACCCGGGCCGCCACGAACACTTCCAGATGCCGCGAGAGCGCCACCACTTCCGACGGCGTCGCCATCTTCTCGTTAAACAGCCGCTCGTATTCGCTGCGCTCGCCGTCCGTCGGCGCGGCAAGCTCGGCGGCGTGCTCCTCGAGGAAGGCCGCGAACACGTCCTGCGGCATCGGCTTGGCATTGCCGCCGACCCATGCCTTAAACTCCTCCGTCAACGGGAAAGCGTAGACAATGCGATGCGAGCGGTTGCGTGCCTCTGAACCAAAGGCATCATAATCGAGAACCGCCGTGAGCTTCGGATCAGGCCAGACCGTCTTGCCGAACAGCGCCGACCAGCCATCCATGTGGCGCTTCGTCAGTTCGATGAAGCTCGCCAGCGTCTCGACCGTGGCGGTGCCCTTGCGCCGGTCAGGCGCCAGGCGGAATTCCTCGATCAGGTTCTTGATCGACTTGAAGCTCTGCGACTTGCGGTCGAAGGCGACTGGTAAAGTATCCGGAAGGCCGGCCGACAGGCCTTTGGTGTCGACCAGCAACAGAAACGGGTCGACGGCTTCGGTGGCGAGCTTGCTGACCAGGTCGATGCCGTGGGCATCGAGCGGTGCGTCATCATTCTTGGACATGCGAAATTCCTCTCAGGTTTGACTTGGTTGCAGGCTTTGGGAAGATCAGGCGGTTTCGCGCTCGTCGTCGTCATCGTCCGCCGCCTCGGCGCGCTTGCGCTGCGGCGGGAACATGTCGATCTGGTTCGGGTGTTCGACCGAAAGCTGGCCGTCGACGGTCCAGAACGGCGTCTTCATGAACTTGACGGTGTCGGGCAGTTTCGACTTGGCGTCGGCCTTGATGTCGATGCGGCCAAGCTCATAGTCGAGCGTGATCTTGACGACGATTTCGGCCTTGCACTTGTCGGCAGGGCATTCCTCGACGGCGAGGATGGCTTCGTTCAGCAGCTTGTCGCAATGGCGCGAGAAATCGCCACGTGACAGCAGGCCAAGCATTTCACGGAAGGTACGGAGCACGCGGCTCATGGCTTTTCTCCAAGGGTTGAACAGGTTGACGCAGGAACTCAGGAAGCCTTGCCGATCTCGCGCTCGATGCGCTTGGCGCTGCGCTCAAGCTCGTCGATCCGCTCGCTAAGCCGGCGCGCCTCTTCGAGCTGCGCCGATGCCGAGCGGCACAGGTTCTTCATGTCGGCGATGATCGGCGCGGCCCTGGCGAGGAAGTCGTCGAACTCGGCGTTCGAGCCTTCCGGGCCGAACAGTTCCTCGCGCACCTGCGCCACCCAGGCGCGCGGCACGCCGAGGTCGCGCGCTACAGCGGAGTCGGTCCAGGGGGGGGGTATAGCCCGTCTTGTCGTCGAGATAGAGTTCGTCGACCTTGGCGAAGATGATGCGGCGGTCCTCGCGCGACATCTCGCGCGGCGCTTCCGGCTTGGGCTCCATGGGAACTACCTTCAGAACGGGTTTGGAAAGACGCGCGGTGCAGTCGGGGCACCGGTCGGCGGTGGCGCGCGCGCCGACCGTCCAGCCATGCCCGCGAAAATATTGCTCGGCAGCCTCCGGCGGCTTGCGCGTGCTGCCTGTCTGCTTGAAATGCGCCACGACCCCGCACTTGCACTCGATCACCATCGTGGCGACGGTGCGGTCGCCATGCTGGATCCGGCCCGAGGGGAAGTGGCGCGTGGACATGGCTATTCGCCCACCACCTTCAGCCCGCCGCCGGCAACGACGCCGGCAAGCGCGTCGTCGATCTCGGCATTGAGATTGGCGATCTTGGTCGAGATGCCCCGCAGCAGCGTCGCCTCCGTCGGCGTCACGATGCCGTCGGCGCGCGCCTTCACCGTCTGCACGACGAGATGCCCGGCCTGCTCGACCAGGTCGGCAACCTGTTCCGAAAGATTGGCGATGCGCTCGCCGCGATCGGCGGCATCGGTCAGCGCCCTGCCGTTGAACTCGGCCATCACCTGCGTCACATACGGGCGCCGGTTCTCTTCGAGCGCCAGCACGACGGGGATCGGCATGAAGGCGCGGTCCATGCCGCCATGCCAGCGGCCGACCTGGCCACGCGAATATCCGGTCACTTCCATGACGCGGGCGACGCCGCCGCTGGCATCGATCAGGTCTTCCTGCGCGGCCAGCAGGCGCTGCTGCCATTTCTTGGTGAATTCGCTCAAAGCTTGGCCTCCTCAGACAAAAGCTTTCACGCGACGGGAAAACCCATCGGCGTTTCCCGTAGAGGGACATGGTCAGTTGATTCAGTGTGCGGGCGTTACTTCATGGAGGCCCGCAACAAGATGTTCTCATGGTCCGCCGCTCCTGAAACGGTTCGCCGCCTTGCGGGCGTAACCCGGCAGGGAAGCGATATCTCCGATGTCGTCGGCGCCGCGCGTCAGCAGCGCCGGGATGCCGATGGCGTCACCCGCCTCGGCAATGATCTTGGCCAGGACGTCGCGTTCGCAGCGCCCGTCATGGGCGGCGATCAGCGACAGGATGAAGCGCGAGGCTTCGGAAAGAATGACCGCGCCGGAGCAGGGGGTGGCGTGCTCCGGCGCGGTCTCCGCCTGCTGCGAGGATTGGGCATCGCCACAGGTTTCGGTGAAATGGGAAAAAGCCGCCGAGGTGCGAGCGCTCACCCCGGCGGCTGCTGCGCGGTCAGGCTCTTGGGAAGCCGGCGCATGGCGTGGAACCAGACGGTCGTTGAAGTCGGCGGAGGCGAGAAGCGTCATGCGGCCTCCTCGCCATCGATTTCATTCGTCTCGAAAAACCACGAATCGTTCCATTCCAATCCGCGCTCCAAAGCGGCGGTGCGTATCGAGCGCAAATCGTCGAGCGACGGCGCTACTCCGGCCTCCCAGCGCGAAACGGTTGCCTGCGTCACGCCGGCAACGATGGCGAATTCGGCCTGGGTGAGGGCGAACACATGACTGCGGATATGGCGAATGGCGTTCATGGTGGCGGATATTATGCGCATACGGATAATTCGCAAGTGGAATTTTATGCGCATGCGGATTTTCCTTCCGCAAGGCAGCGTGGCAGCGTCCGCACTATGAAGATGGATCAGAAGGTCAGGGCGATCAGACGGGCCACTGGCTGGCAACAGCAGAAGCTCGCCGATCATTTCAAAGTGTCCCAGTCAACGGTAAACCGCTGGCTGGCCGGCGCCGATCCACGAGGCGAGCATCGCGATCAGATCAACGCCGCATATGACGAGCTGGTTGCCAATCGCCCCGGCGGTGTCGCAGGCGACGACTGGCTGGGCCGCATCGAGAAGGTCTTTGCTCGCCTCGAGGGAGCGCCGCCGAGCCTGTTCCAGCAGATCGTCAACTATGCCGAAGGCGTCGCCGACACTTTCGAGAAGATGCGCGACACGGCTGTCACGCCACAATCCTGATCAATGTGGATCCAGTATTGGCCGCCTTGCTCTTCCGCCATCGCGGAAGCCAAAGCTTCTGCTGCCTTCCTGATCCTGTCCTGGCGCGCCGCCTGAGAACGCGTCGTAGGAATTGATGCCGCCGCTGCTGCCACGATGAACAGGCCGGAAAAGACAGAGCGACGGCTTACCGCCGCCGCCGAGCCGGCTTTTTCCATTTCAAATGCCACTCCTGATCCCTAACCCCCCAATTGATTTACGCTGGGCTTCACTAAGAACATTATGGGAACATCTTCCTCGCAAAGGGTCAATACAAATTGTACTATCGTTGCACGATTTGTACGAAACCCCCGTTTTCCGCCGCCCGCCTTTCGGGTGCCGGTTCCCAGGTTAACAATCCTTGGCAGCGAGTTAACGGAATGTTTCGGCGCGTAACAGCGGCCTGTGGATTATGGGGATATATGGTATCACTAGTGCTATATTTATAGCGCGAGTGCACCCATTTCCGGTTGTGGACCTTTCGTCCATAAGTCGGACATGCCGCCCTCAGATCGCCTAATAATCCATGTTCGGGTCACGCCATCGCTGCTCAAGCGAATCAAGGTAGCAGCCGCAGAAAGCGAGCGCAGCATGAACGCCGAAATCGCCGCCAGGTTGGAACGGTCGTTTTCCGCCGAAGATGCAACCAGAACTGAAGCGATGCGGCTCATCGCCGAGGGGCTGGCGCTTTTGGACAAGGGTCAGGACGGCTAAAACGCATACCTTCGCGGTTCAGTTATCCGTTCACGCATAACGGTGTTATCCGTTTGCGCATTTTCTTTGATTGACAATTATCCGTTTGCGCATAATATCCGTTCGCACTCGCATCCCGCGAGCGGAGACAGAACCATGATCCGGTACGAACTGCACGAAACCATGCCGAAGTCCGCCAAGGCGGCTCTGGCCGAGAAGACGCTTGTCGAGCGCATGGCCGATCGCGTCCTCGAACTCGGTATGAACGGCATCGCCGTCACCAAGGACGCGCTGTTCGAGCACACCAGCTTCACGGACGAGCAGATCGAGAAGCACGGGCGCGAGGCCTGCAACCTCGCCCGTTCCCTCGCCGTCCGTCAGATGAGCTGACGGCGATGATGACGAGCCCCGATGACATCGCCAAATTCCTTCAGGAGAGCAAACGCCTTGTTGCGGATGCTCCGGTGAAAGGCCATCCGGATTATTGGCCGCATCGCACCGGCACCTTGATTGCGCATCTCGAATTCGCCCTTGAGGACATCAAGGCCGCAATCCCCGTGCTGACGCGCAGCCGTTCCCCGGAAGCGCGGGCGGCCTTGGCCAATTTGCGCTCCCGCATCATCACGATCGACAGCCTCTTGGCCGACGATCGGCGCTCCATGGTGGAAGTGCTCGAAAAGGCGAGGGCGCGGCAATGACCCATCGCACCGTCGCCGAAGACCTGATCGCCGAGGCCGCGAATTCGCCCGAGCATGAGGCGTGGATTTCGCGCCAGCTCATGGCGCAGCGCCGCCCGTCCGAGATCCTGGCCGACATGCGTCGCATGCCCGATCCCGCCAAGATCATCGCCGCTGCCGGCGGCGATGGCCTCGCTGGGCTCGTCACCGCCTGCCTGATCGCCTTCGCCACGCCCTTCCTCGCGCTCGGCTGGTTGCTGCCATGAAGAGGCATGTCGACCTGCCCACGGGCTACAGCCTCGCGCCAGCGGATGAGCGCATCGTCATCCGCTGCAACAACTTCCCGGAATGCATGTGCGGCGAGGATTGCATCGACCGGCCGGCGGAATCGCTGGTCGCGCGCCGTATTCTTATCGGCCTGATGATCGCCACCGCCGCCCTCGGCATCGGCCTGCTCTATGTGGGGCTGCGCTGATGAGCGCGGCCTCCGAACTGCACAACCTGCTCGCCGGCCGCTTCGTGCGCGACGTGGCCGGCCCCGCCATCAAGAATGGCGCGACCTATGCCGAGATGATGACGCTCTTCGAAAGCTGCCAACTCGGCATGCTGGAACTTCTCAACGTCCATTTCGAGATGACGCCAGCCGTCGCCGTGGGCCTGCTTGAAGCAAGCCAGCACGCCGCGATCGAGCGCTTCGCCGAAAAGCGGAAGGGCACGCGCTGATGCCGAAGCTGCCGAAACAGCGCGGCCTTGGCGATCTGCTCGAACCCGGCTTTGCCAACGGCTATGAGCAGTTCAAGGAACTGGTCGACTGGTCGCAGGATCAGTCTGGCCTGACGGTCGGGCAGAAGACATGGGCGTTCTGTTTCGAGCGCGTGTCCGTCGCCATGATCGAGGGGATCAACACCGCCGAAACCCGGTTCGAAATCCCGCCCCACGAAGTCGTCATCGAATTGTGGAGCGCGATCGGCTCCGCCCTGGCCACCGTCAACGCGCAGGCCTTCACCACGCAAGGCATGCCGGAAGTGCGCCGCCAGATGTTGCAGCACCTGAAGATTGGCTACGACCGATCCGTCCAGGGCATGACGGAAGGATTTCCGAAGCGATGAGCGTCTACGTCGACAACATGCGCGCGCCCTTCGGCAAGATGGTCATGTGCCACATGTGGGCCGACACGCGCGCCGAGCTGTTCGCCATGGCCGACCGTATCGGCGTCCAACGCAAATGGTTCCAGCGCCCGGCCGGCACCGGTCTGCCGGGCATGGATGCGTCCTGGGAGCACTTCGACATCGCGCAGTCCAAGCGCGCGCTGGCAATCGCCGCCGGCGCGATCGAGACCGACAAATACGGCCCTGTCGAGTTCGAAGCCCGCCGCAAGGGCGACGAGGAAAAGCTGAAGCAGATCGCCGAACTGCGCGCCAAGGGCTTTGGCGACGCCTCGAAGCCGGCCGACCCGAAACAGGGGAGGCTGATTTGACCGACCTTCCGGACATTGCCTTATCGGTTCGCCAGCCTTGGGCATGGTCGATCCTTCACGCTGGCAAGGAAATCGAAAACCGCGACTGGCCGACAAAGGTCAGAGGCCGCATCTGCCTGCATGCGTCGAAGGGGATGACACGCAGCGAATACTTGGATTGTCTAGACACGCATCACGCGGTGAGCTTGCAGCGCTCTTTTGCCTTCGGTCTCGCATTGCCAGATTTCGATGCGCTGCCGCGGGGCGGCATCGTCGGCACCATAGACATCATCGACTGCGTCAGCGTCAGCGGTAGCCCTTGGTTTTTCGGGCGCTACGGCTTCGTGATCGCCAATCCAAAACCATTGCCCGAGATCATCCCCGTCAAGGGTGCGCTCGGCTTTTTCAGGTGGCGCGACAATCTCGCGGCGACGCCACCCACTGGCGAGGAGAGGCTGCTGTGACCAAGCCTGTCCGCATCCGTCTTTCCCGCGCCAAGGGCTTCGACCTGCAGGCGCTGTCGCTCGCCACCAACGGCTTGCCAGCGGTCCACGTCGGCCGGCCGGGACCATGGGGCAATCCGTTCATCGTCGGCAAGCATGGCGAAGCGGCCTATTGCGTCGACCTCTACAAGGCCTTGCTCGCCGGCCTGCTGCGCGTCGGCGCAGACCCCGACATTGAGGCGCTGAAACGGACCCGGCAATTCGTCGCCGATAATGCCAGCGAGCTGCATGGCAAGAACCTCGCCTGCTGGTGCAAGCCCGGCGCGCCTTGCCATGCCGACGTGCTCCTGAAAATCGCAAATCCCTCCAACTCGAAGGACTGACCATGCCGCGCGCCAAGAAAGCAGCGACTGCCGAAACGATTCCGACCATCGCCTACAAGGGTTTTCACGACGATTTGACGTGCCGCCCGGAAGGCAAGGTCTTTCAGTTCGAGATCGGCCAGACCTACAAGCACGAAGGAACTGTAAAGGCCTGCAAGGGTGGCTTCCACGTCATCACCGGCCATCCGCTGGCGCTGTTCCAGTATTACGCGCCGGCCGGAACGCGCATCTGCCAGGTCGAGATTTCCGGCGCGATGGACACCGACGACGGCGGCGAGAAGACCGCCGCCGAGATCCTGACCGTCGGCAAGGAAATCGGCCTGACGCAGTTGATCCTCGACGCCGTCAAGTGGGTGACCGACCGCGCCAAGCTGGTCGAGGGCGACCACACGGCCGGCGACAGCGAGCAGGTCAAGAACGAGGATTACGGAGGCGCTGCCACCGCATCCGGCTACCAGGGCGCTGCCACTGCATCCGGCGATTGGGGCGCTGCCACCGCATCGGGACCGGGAGGCGCTGCCACCGCGTCGGGCGAGCAGGGCGCTGCCACCGCATCCGGACGGCGAGGCGCTGCCACCGCATCCGGCTACCAGGGCGCTGCCACCGCATCCGGCTATCAGGGCGCTGCCACCGCATCCGGCTACCAGGGCGCTGCCACCGCATCCGGCGATTGGGGCGCTGCCACCGCATCGGGAACGCGAGGCGCTGCCACCGCATCGGGAACGCGAGGCGCTGCCACCGCGTCGGGATGGAGAGGCGCTGCCACCGCGTCGGGCGAGCAGGGCGCTGCCACCGCGTCGGGCGAGCAGGGCGCTGCCACCGCGTCGGGCGAGCAGGGCGCTGCCACCGCATCGGGAACGCGAGGCGCTGCCACCGCATCCGGCAAGCGAGGCGCTGCCACCGCATCCGGCTACCAGGGCGCCGCCACCGCATCCGGCTTTGAGGGAAGGGCGCGCGGCAAGGACGGTTGCGCGCTGTTCCTGGCCGAGCGCTCGACCAATGGCGATATCGTCAACGTCTGGGCAGGCATCGCCGGCCGGGACGGCATCAAGCCGGACACCTGGTACAGCCTTCGCGGCGGCAAGCCGGTCGAAGTCGACGAGAACTCGCGTCCGGTCGAATGAAAAGCAAGCCGCGCCAATCCTGGGCGACGCGGCCACTGCCGCCACTGACTGTCGAGGAGCTCGAAGAGCATCTCGACATCACAGCTCAGCTTATGTCCATGGCAGGCAGCGACGCCGATCTCTATCTGCCGATCTGGCGCCGCGTCCAGCTCGAGCTAAAGAAGCGCAGGGAAGCAGATGCGATCCTTGCCGAGGCGAGGGCGCGGCTTTCTAAACGATCGACTGATCGAACGGCAGCGCTATCTTCATAAGCTCTTCGCGCCGCCACTTCAGGTCGCCGCCCTCGCCATATTTCGGACGGTCGATCGTATGCCCCATCAAGATCTTGCGCAGCTCGACGTCGATGCCACCAACCTTCATGCGGTCCTCGAAGGAATGGCGGAACGAGTAGAAGGTGTGCGCCTTGGTCGGGAACAGGCCGTTTTCCTTGAGGAACTTGTTGATGGCATCCGACAGGTCGTTTTCCCGGTCGCGATAGCGCGGGAAGCCGGCCTTATGCCGCTCCGCCGCGGCAAGCGCGACGCCGACAAGCGGCACCAGGCGCCGCGACGATTCGGTCTTGAGTTCGCGCGGATCGTCCGGATCCTCGCGCGGCTGGAACGACAGATGCGGCACCTTCGCCGACCAGCGGATGTTCATCGGTTCCAGGTTGCAGATCTCGCTCGGCCGGGCGCCCGTCTCGATCATGATCAAGAGGATGCCGCGCGCCTCCTCGTTCATGCCGGCGAGCGCGCCGACCTTCATGATGACGTCGCGGATCCATTCGGTCGGAATCGGCGGCCGGGAGCGCTTGTTCTTCTGGCTGAAGCCGAAGCCGTCGAACGGGTTCGGCCGGTCCTTGTCGCCCTGATATTTGAAATAGGCCTCAAAGAGGACGCGCATGTTGCCGAGGTCGCGGTTGCCGGAATTCGCCGATGCCGTCTTCGGCTCGCCTTTCTTCGGCGCGATCCGACCGAGCCAGTAGAGATAGACCTTCTTGGCATCGTCGACCGTGATGTCTTCCATGGCCTTGTCGATGCCGACGATGCGGATGAAATTGTTGACCGCGCGCAGCTTGACCTTCTTCCACTGCTTCTTCTGCACCTCGCTCTTGCCGACCAGTTCGTCGGCGACGATCTCGTTGCAGTAGATGTCGAAGGCTTTTGTCACTGTCGTCTTGGGCACTTTCACAGCACCGAGAAGGGCGCCGCCGGCGTCTTTGCTGACGCCGACCTCTTTGAGGGTCAGGAAACGCCTACGCAGATCGCCATAGTCGGCGACATGTTCGAGCACGGCCGAGGAGTGGAAGGTGAAATCCATCGCTTCGACGCGACGCACGGCAGCATCATAGCGCAGCCGGGCCGGGTCGTTCTGGCCATCGACGATGAAGGAGGCCCAAAGCACGTCATCGGCCGCCTCGAGCTGATCGCGCTTGCGCCTGGCGAGCGTCCTTTCCTTCGTCTTCAGCGTCATGCGGATTTGCGGCGCGCGTGCGTCAAGATGCGCCAGAAGCTTCGGCACGCGACGCTTGTACCAGAAATAGCCGTTGATGGTTGCAAGGTAGCGATCAGGGTCTTTTTCGTCGTCTGCCTGCTTGCGATTTCGCCCCACGTCCGCACCTCAAAAAACGCCACTTGCGACAGGATAGGTGGCATGATTTGTGGCACGATATCGCCGCAGAAAGCAACGACGCGTTTTCAACAATGCAAAAAGCGAAGCGATATCAGATGTTTATGTTAATTGCAGGCAGTCAAAAATGGTGCGGATGAAGAGCACCGGCTGGATTGCTTGCCATTGTAAATAAACGTGAATTCTGTTCGCACAACAATTTTGTGGCATGATATGTGGCACGATAGGCGGCAGTTTATCGAGGGTTCGAGACAAAGAACTAGCCTTCCTTCCACACTGGCACCGTCAGCACCTTGAGCGCCTTCAGGCGGCGGATGCGCAGGCCGACGGCTTCCTTGCCAGTCGGCGCGAAGGCCTCGACCGCAAGGAACCCATGGTCGGCGCCGTTCTCGCACTTCATGCGGTAGGCGAGGGAATCGACGTCGACATCGCCGAAGATGCGGATCAGGTCGTCGGGATAGTAATTGTGGCCGCGCTTGCAATAGCCGCAGCGCACCCGCACCAGTCGCAGGCCATCGTTCAGGTTCGACAGCGGATAGTCCTTCCGCTTAGGCGCGTATGTTTCCGGCATGAGAACGAAATAGGAACTTGTTCCGATCGTCGTCAAGAGGCGAATATAAGCAGCCTCTTGACGAAGAACGAGGGCGCGCCAGAATCGCCAGTATGGCGGTAGGCATCAACATCGGCGACGAGGTCGCGATAGTGGCGACCGTGCGCGGACGCGTCACGGAAGATCGCATCAGCCTCTCGATCCCATCTTACAATTTCCCGTATTCCATCCGGGACAGAACATCGAGGGTGAAGAAAGGCGACCGTTGGGAACTCGTCGGCGACGTCCGCCACATCGATGGCAACCGCGTGACGGTGAATGTCGGCTTTCCGGTCACGGTCGACGTCGACAAGCTTCGCCTGGTGAGCGCCTACAAGCCCCCGATCGACGAGCCGACCTGAAACAAAAAAGGCCGGCTGCGCGACCAGCCGGCCCATGATGAACGCGAAAAGACGTTAGCCAGCGGTCTTTGCCGCCTCGATCTCCTCGGCCGTGGCCTGGCGCTCGAATACCTCGAACACAGAGGGACCGCCATTGTTGTGCGGCAGGCCAAAGGACTTTTCAGCCGAGAAGCCGGGACCGACGGTGCCCCCATCCTCGCCGTTGATCTTGATGGTCGAGACGTAATTGCCGTTGGTGTTCACTTTGATGGTCGTGGTCATGGGGGAGGTTTTTCTCCATCTGTGCCAGGATCCGCCTGGCGCGGATTTCAGGGAGGCTTTGCCTTGCGCTCCTCGACCACACCCTGAAGCGTGGCCGTTAGGGCAGCTACGGCATTCGACAGGCCGACAATGCTGTCCTGCACGCGGTCGAGCCGGGTGAGTGTCGCGCTCTGGAATTTCTCGCTCGACGCCGCATCCTGCGTCTGTTTCGTCTCGACGACATAAAGTCGCTCGGAGACCTTAGTGACCTTGGACGATGCTTCGGAAGCCGATTGCTGCGCTTCGGCGATCTGTCCTTGCATTGTGACCAGGCGCGTGTCCTGCCACTGCGAATAGAGCCAGAAGAGCAGGCCGATTGTCGGCAGCGCCAGCGCCATCGAGACGCGGGCAATCGCCAGCAGCAAGACGTTTTCCGCGATCTTCTGTGAAGCGTTCGGCATATCGGTTTCCTCGGCCACTGTCCCGCCCTTCAAGAAAATGCACTGCTAGGATTTCAGTTCGCCGCGCCGCTCGGCGCTGGCCTTGGTGTGCCGGTCGCATTCGGCCGGCGTATAGAACTTCACCGCGCAGCCCGAGGCCATTGTCTCGTCGATCTTGTTCTGGTCGACGAGCGTCTTGCCCTGCGCGCCGGCAAGGCTGCTACCGATGGCCGAGCGCAGCGCGGGAACACCGTTGACGCCGGAAGTCCCACAGCCCGCCAGCATCGTTGCAGTTGCGAAAAGAACGGCTGGCCTCAATGCCCTTGTTGACGGCATCCTGATTCTCCTTGTCGATTTGGGCGCGGACCTCGTCGGCGCCCTGGTGCTTGATCAGTTCGTAGACGCCGAACACCGCGCCCGAGGTGGCGAGCGCGATGACGGCCCAGGCGATGATGCCGGCGAGCAGCCTGTTGCCGCCGACGAGGCCTGCGATGAGCGTGATGGCGGCGCTCACAGGAACACCCACCACATCAAGCCGATGCCGGCTGCAACGCCGACCAGGAAGCCGGCGACAGCCGGCAACGCCTTTTCGATCAGCGCCTCGAGGATCGGTTGCATTAGCGTCGCGCCCCGGTCTGGAACGCCTCGACGCCCTTGGCCTCGCCGTGGCGCGAGATCAGCACCAGGACGCCGGCAACGCCGGCGACGCCGGCCAGCCACACCCAGCCGGGCACGTCGCTGGCGATCGAGGTGAGCGGGTCGATGTAGTCCTTGGCGACCGGGATGTTGTCGAGCGCGCCCTTGACACCAGCGCCGACGGCGGCGGGAATGCCGACGACATAGCCGCCGACCTTCGTCAGCCAGTTCGCCTTGACCTCAGGCACCTTGTCGCGCACGACGTCCGGCGCGGCATTGGCGCGCTCCGGCGCGATGGCGCGGGGCTTGGCCTTTTGTAGGGCAAGCAGCATGTCGTCGTCGATGCCGTCGCCGGCCGGCAGGCCATTGTCGGCGCGGAAGGCGCGGATGGCCGTCGCCGTCATCGCGCCGATCTTGCCGTCGACACCGCCGACCTCGGTGTAGCCGAGATCCTTGAGCTGCTGCTGCACGCGCTCGACCGTCGCCTTGTCCGGCGCGGACACGATCAGGTCGACAGCGGCCGGCGCCGGCAGAGGCGCGGCCCGCGGAGCGGCCGATGCCTTCACCTTGTCAAGCATCGCCTCGACCTTGTCCGGCGCGACCAGGGCCTTGTTCAAGCCGTCGCCGGCATAATAGCTCTGGCCGCGCTTCAGCGTGCGCGCGGCCTTGCCCGTGCCCTTTACGGTCGGTGTCAGCACAGGGAAGGAAGCCCATTCCTGCGCCAGGCCAAGGCCGAACGACATGCGCGACTTCGTGCCCGCCAGGAACTCGGCAAAGCCGCGTTCCTTCAGCAGCTCATAGCCGAGCGCCATCTGCATCGGCCCGTCGAGCAGTTCCTTGCCGGTGAGGCCGAGCTTCTTCTTCAGGCGCAGCAGCGTGGCGCGCATGAACTGCAGGAAGCCGGCGGCCGAGCTGCCGAACGATTTCGTCCAGCGCGGCCCGGCCGCGATCACCTCGTCGATCGTCATCGAGGTCAGCGGCTTCGGCAGCTTGGCCTGGTTGTTGCCATACACGGTGTCGAAGCCGTGCGGCGCCTCGATGCCGCCGATGAAGGCAAGCAGCATCGCCGCGCCCGAGGGTACGGTCTTGTCCATGGTTTATCCTCTTTGTGGTTGTGGGGGTGAAGGTGGAGGTTGTGAGCAAAGCTGGCCGCGTGCTATTGCGACACGACATGGCGGCACTTCGAAATTACGATCTGGACGGCCTACGCGGTCTTGCAGCGCTGAGCGTGGCAATAGGCCATTGCGCCACCGCCATCGAAGGTACCGGCCCCGCCCTCCGAATGACACTTGCGACCGCTCCGGGTACTAGCCTGCAGGATGCCGTCTTTCGCCTCCTGCATATCGTCTTCCATGCCGACGCCGCGGTCATTGTATTTTTCGTGCTCTCGGGCTTGGTGCTCTCGCGTTCGCTTCGGCGTCGAGATGATGGCTTGGCTGCGTATGTGATACGGCGGGCTTTCCGACTCTTGCCCGTTGCGATCGCCTCGGCGCTCATCATCGGCTTTCTAACGCCATCGAGCACGTGGGCGCGGATCGCAGGAGCGGCAATCCTCTACGATACAAGTCTAAATGGCGTGCTCTGGACCCTGCAAATCGAGGTCTGGGGCAGCTTGTGGGTTTATGTTGCCATGACCGGCAGGCGTATCCATCCGGCCCTGTTCCTCGGCATGCTGGCAGCGACAGCCCTGGTGTCCTATTTCGACCATCGCCCGATACAGCTTTTTCTAAGCGCTTTCGCGCTCGGCGCGATCATCGATGACTTGCCTGCCACCGTCGTCGGCCGCGTCACCGCCGTTCTCGGGCTGCTCGCCCTCATGACCGCCGATTTTGTACTAGGAGCCGGCTTCGCCATGCGCTGCGGGCAGATGGGTGGCGCCTTCCTCGTGGTCGCCTATGTCGCTCGCAACTCGATGTGGCTGACGTCGAACAGTTTCGCGCACTTCCTCGGGCGCATCAGCTATCCGTTTTACCTGCTTCACATTGCTGGGGCGCTGATCGTGGTGAGACTGGGTGCGAGATCGATTGAACTCAATCCCTACCTATCTTTTGTCGTCTACAGCGTAAGCTCGATCATCGTTGCCATCGCTCTGGCATGGGTTACTCATCTCGTTGTCGAAAATCCCAGCATGGCCATCGGGGAGAAGGCTCGGCGCCTGATTGCAGCAGTCAAGCCTTCACCCGATCCTAGTCCAGTATCTCAACTCTGAAGCCCTGACAGGTGGACATATGTCTCCATTCATAGCCAAGATATTGCTTGCCATGATGGTGGCTGCCGCGGTGGTCATCCTTAAGAACGACTGGGCAAGACGTCGTAAAATGACAACGGCCAAGCACAATAAAGAGGATGATGATGACGATAGCCACGTCTGGTGATCAGGCCCAATTGCCGACTGCGGCCACAGTGTTCAACCCGATCGGCTCCAGTTCGAAATAGCTGTCCAACGCCGTTTCGCACGTTCCGGTCGGCCCCGCCGAAAATGTGATCTGCGGGATGATCGTGCCAGCAGCATTGATCCGCATGATGCCCTCGATGACGACATCGGTCGTCACCGCCGTCGTCGCGCCCGTAACAGCACTCGCGGCGGCGGTTTCGACACGTCGTTGAGCCGGCGTCGCAAAGGTATTGGCAGCCGCCGCTATTGACGTCGAGACGTAGCTGATCGACGTGAACGTCGCAGTCCCGCCCAGGCCAAACGACGTGAAGTGCGACGTCGCTCCGGTGTTGAACTTCAACTGCGCCCGGAAGCGATATGTCGTGGCGGCGGCCACCGCCAGCGTGTCGTTTGCCGCTGCGAAGATGTTCTGCGCGGATGTGCTGGAGTTGGACAGGGCAACCGTAGAGCCTTGCACCGTGGCGATCTGCTTAGCCGCCACAACACCGCGCGACGAAGCCGCTACGGCGAAATACAGGGCCTTGCCGTCATAGTCCCAATCGCCGGCTGCCACGCTGGTCTTCAGCGCGCCAGACGCCCAATTCTGGACCGATTTCGCTGCGGTGCCAGCCTTGAACGCCGACCAGGAGGTGCTCAGCGGCGTCGTGCAAAACCCGAGCGAGCCAACGCCACCTGATGAAAACTGTAAGTTTGCAGTCCCGGTAGGGTTGCCCATCAGTTCGAAGCCGGCGGCCGAGAAAAACGCCACATCAGTAGACGAGCCGACTCCGCCCGTGATCACTAGGCCTTGGATGGCGGCTGTGTAGATGTGCGCTGTGCTGGCGGTGAACGAGCCAGGACCGACGAAAAGCTCGCTCTGGTAAGTATCGTAGACGGCACCGGAGAGGATATCTCCAGCCACGTCGCCCGGAAGGGCCGTAAGACCAGCGTTGAGCGTATCGATCATGCCATTGCGATGAACGACGAACCGCTTGCCTGTAGCCGACCCCGAGAACGTGCAGTTCTGGAAAACGACGCTTGCTTCCCGGTTGCCCACAAAGCCGGCCGAGAACGCAGGAGTGCCTGTCAGGGTAATCGTCCTGGCAACGGCGTCATACCCGCCAAAATAGTTGCAATGGACGTGGTAGACCGCGCCGCCGGAAATTGTGTAGTCCCCGGTGGCGATGCACTCGCCGAAATAGTCGCCGCCGATGTGCGACCCGGCGCCTGCCGCGACAGATCCGAAGTCCATGCTCTCGAAGTAGATACGGCCACCATGGAATGCGCGCAGCACATAGCCGTCCGTCACGGTCGTTCCCTTGAACCCCTTGACCGTAAGTTGCGCCCGGTTCTGGACTAGAAAGCAGTCAACGCCGTTCGTGGAGATCAGGACATTGGAGGGCGTCACCACGTCGCCCTGGATCGACGGGATACCACCTACAGCCTGCCGCGACATGATAAATGTGTCAGTATAGATGCCGTTCGCGCACTGGATCGTGACGTTGAACCCCGCCATGTCCAGTGTATCGGTAACGACGTCGATGGCCTTCTGCCGAGTTAGGAACGCTCCCCCAGCAGTGTTGGTCTTGCCGTCGTTGCTATCGCTGCCATCCAAGCGGACGTAATAGATCCTATCCGTCGTGAGTTTTTCGCGACTGACGACAGTTGCCCAGCCAGTGTCTCCGTCGGTGCCGCTCGCTTTACGCAAGAATTGTCCGGTCGTGCCGCCAGCGGGAAGGCCGTATCCGCCCGCGCCGACGCCTGGCAAGCCATCCGCGCCCTTGGTATCGAAGGGCCCTTCCCACGCCGTTCCCGTCCAGCGGTAGATCGTGATGTCGTAGCCGATTTCGACATGGGCGAAGAAGAAGCCCTCGTCGTCGACCGTCAGGGTCAGCGCGTCCCGCTTGGCGATCGTGCCGGAATCGTTCGGATGAATCCCGATCAACGAGAGCGTCACCAGCACACGCGAGAACCGGTCATAGAGATCAACAACGCTTGCCGCGTCGGAATGATCGCGCTGGATCGCGTATAGAGACCCCGCAGCGTCGGCGCCCGGCCATGGGTAGGCGAGCGTGAGGGAGGTGTTGCCTTCGACCGAAAGGATCGGAACGGCCACGCCAGCGCTGGAGAACATGCCGCCGCCGACCCCGGCAACATCCCATGCTGTGCCGGATCCTGTCACCACGGCGTTGCCATTCGTCACGGAGACCGTGCCGGTCGAATAGATCGAGGTCATGGACTTTCCCTAAAGGCTCTGGGGGATGCCGAAGATGTAATAGCGGAGGCCGAGCGCATCGGTCCGGTGCAACGAGCCGTCCCAATATTGGGCGAAGTGCGCGCCGTCGTTCTGATAGGAAATCGGATTTGCGCCTGCCATGTAGAAATCGACGGCGCTTTCGTCGCTGTAGATCATGGCCCAAGAGCTATGCCCACTACTGCGACCGGTCCACGTTCCACCTGCGTCGGTGAATACTCTATGAAAGCTATTCTGCACCGATATGATATCCGTGTTCGACGGGAACACGACTGTTTGCTTGGCGAAAAGTTTCAGTGATGGCGACGGGTTGTTGACCGCAATCGTCGCCATTCGCTCGCCTTTGAATCGATCGCTTCCGGTAATGACCGTGGGGAAATCCGTGCTCCAACTTAAGAAGCCCTGCGCGAGGATCGGAACATAGGCAAGCCTCGTATCCACGATGATGTCGTTGAGGTTCGGCGCCAGGTCAGATGATCCGGGTCGCTTGATCTGGACGAAATCGCGCGTGCCGTCGTTGCCGCGGTAAAGCACCTTCTTGCCACCTGTCGTCGGCGCATCCTCGCTGTCGGCAAAGATGATGTAGCGGATCGTTATCGCCGTGGCTTTCAGATTGGTGATGGTGACTTTCTGGTTCGCAACATCGATAAAATAGGTGAATTGAAGTGACTTGTTTGAGGCGATACTGTCGTAAAAGGGCGGGTTCCAGAAATTTGCGTCCGACTGCCGCCTGATCATAAAGTCCATGTAAGTATACGGCGTAAGCGGCAATGGACACGCAATGTCCGCTGTCCCGGACGCCGCGATATTGATGTCACCTGCCGCCATGATCTTGGCGGGTATTTTATCTTCGTGAAAGACGTAGTGATTGGGATCACTATCGGCAACGGTTCGACCCGGCAAAGCAAGGCGTGCGGTCGTCGGATTGATCAAAAGAACCCCTTGACCGCTGACAGGCGTATCAGAGAAATCCGGCAATGCATCGTCTCGCGCCGGAAGTTGAAACACGGTTGTAAGATATTGAAATGTCGTGTTCGGCGTTGCGGTTTTCGTGGTGATTTTATATGCTTCGCGCGAACTATTGCTGCCATACAAATTTTGATTGATATAGCCGAGCGCTCGGCTTTGGTAACCCGCGTAACTGTCAACAAAGCCGAGTGTTGATAGGAATTGCGAATAGTCAACGATTGCGCCCGTAAACGTATTAGCGGCCAAACTAGGATCGATCAGCCGCCATTCATAAATCGGCAGATAGCCAAATCCCCACCATTCTTTATGCATATATTTTTCTTGCGTGCCGGAACCGCTAGTATTCCAGAAAATAAGAGCCTTGGCGGTTGGTGCTATGTTTGATGAATTGTAAGGACTTTCCCAACCATAAGTCGTGAAGAACCAATAGTTGCCACTACTCCAACCGCCAGTCCGATAACGACTATCGTAACTGTTCTGAACGATATCGTAGACGTAGCTTAGCTTTGCGCCGTTGAGGCTGTCGAACTGGAACTTGCCAGCGTTTGATGCCGGTTCATTGACCAGGTCGGTCGCATTGTCGAACGAGATGCGTAGCGCAGGGATGTCACCGGCCGTGAGACCAAAGCCGAGCTTCGACATCAGGGCACCCCGATCGAGAAGAACTTGTTGTTCAAGTCGAGCTGCATCGCGCTGTCGGCACTCTGAAGCACGCCGGCATAGATCGTGGCGACGCGGGCGACCAGCAGCTTCAGCTCGCCGTCCTCGAAGGTGAGCGGTGTTCCGCTGTCGGTGCCGTCAGTGACGACGAACTTTGCGGCGTTGATGATGAAATTCGAGAACGGCGCCAGCGGATTGCCGCCCGTGAAGCCGGCTTCCATCACCCATCCCGCATCGACCCAGTCATCGCCGAGCGTGGCGCGGACCTGCGCCACCATGCGCGAGACGACGTCGCCGCTGCCGGCCTGCGCCACGATCTGGAAAAGGCCGTCGGCGGAGACCAGCCCGACCGAGGCCTGCACTTCGGTCAGCGCCGAGGCCTGCGCGACAAGCTCGCCGTTGATCTCGGTGATCGAGGCGTCGATCTCCGTCAGCGCCGACGCGGTCGCGTTCTTGAACCGTACCGCGACCGATTGATCCTTTGCCTGGCGGCCGGCGGCGTCGATCGCCGAGGCGGCGAGCTGCGCCAGCCGGTCGCGCGCTTCCTGCAGGCCGGCGGATAGGCTTTTCAGGAAGTTGATGACGTCTTCCTGCTGCTGCGCCAGGCCGACCGAGACGTCGAACACGTCGGCCGGCGTCGAGACTTCCGCCCAATCGGTGAAGAAGGTCGCGCGCGGCGGCGAGGTGATGATGCGGTGGCGGTAGAGATAGGTCTTCGACGGCAACACGCCTTCGGTGACGGTCAGCACCTGCAGCGGCTGTTCAGCCCGCTTGACGATCGAGTCGACATAGCCGCTCTGGATGCCCGATTGCGCGCCCGACGTCGCGATCGCATTGCCGTCGGGCGTCAGCGAGGCGGTGAACTGCGCCGCGCCGAGAACGGTCTTCACATAAAGCGGCGTATCGGCCGGCAGGCCGGTCGGCAGCGCGCCGGTCGTGGCGAGATAGAAGATGTCACCGGCTTCCAAGCTATGGTTCGGCCAGGTGATGACCGCAGGGTCCGCGATCGATACGGTGATCAGCACCGCCTCAGGCCGGTATTCGACGTCAACGGCGGTGACCGTGACGTCCTCGAATGCATCCCATGAGAAGCGGATCGCGGCCTTGCGATCGGTCGTGTCGGCGACCTTGAGCTGCACGCCGACCGCCTTGAAGTTGGCCGCCGCAACGGCATAGTCGGGCGCGCCCGGCAACACCGGGTCGGTCGGGATCGTCGTATAGTCCGTGCCATCGAAGATGCCGTCGCCGACTTCCTGCAAGGTCAGGTAGATGTTGCGCGCCGCCTTGTCGCCGAACGGGCCGAGCCGCTTTTCCACGATCTGGAAAAAACGGTTGCCGTATTCCGCAGAATCCCACTCGACCCAGCGGCCGGGCCTGGCTTCGGCGAGAAACATCGGATGGATGCAGATTTCGCCATTGCCCTGGTAGCGGCTGGCCTTGAAGGCGATGTCGGCCAGGCGGTCGGCCACCGCAGAGCGGTTGACCGCGCCATAAGGCACCGACACGGCAAGACGCTCGCCGTCCTCGGCCAGCGCCACGGCGTCGATGCGCACGGAGAACGGCGTCTGTTCATAGAATTTGTCCGGCTCGAGGTAGGTGCCGGCCAGTGTGTTGATCAACTCCGACTTGGTGCGCTTGACCGAGAAGCGGAACGGCTCGTCGACCATGATCTCGTCGTCGGTGAAGGTCAGCACCGTCGATTGCGCCGCGCCCGCGATCGGATATTCGCCGGTCGCGTCGTCGACCCACGTCGCGGCGCAGGCTTCAAGCAGCGGCTGGATGTTCTGGTCATGCGTGACGCCGGATCCTGCCGCGGCGATGACGCCGGCCGCATAGCGCGCGCCGGTCACGCCGACCGTCTCGTCGCAGACATTGGCGGCGAGCGTCCATTCGGCGATCGGCAGGCGCGAGGCCGGCGCGCCCTTGCCGACCATCAATTCGGTGCCATTGAAGAAGCCGCGTTCCAGCGCATACTGCATCAGCACCGGGTTTTCCGAGAATTCCCATGTCGCCTGGTCGTTCCAGCGATGTGCGCCGCTGCCGCCGATCGAACTGTCCTTGCGCCAGTCGTAGAGCGGCGCGCCCTCGATCTCGAAGAAGGCTTCCCATGGTGAGGTCAGATGCTCGCGGTTGAGCTTGTTGGTGACGACGGCATAAGAAACGCCTGCGCCGCGATGATCGACCGTCCAGCGGCCGGCGGGATTGGCTTTCGCGATCAGGCCGGAATCGGCCGTCTGGGTCATCGTGCCCTTGTAGAACTTCACCCAGATTTCGGAATCGATGTCCTGGATGCGGAAACCCCTGGTCGCATCCTCGACCCCGCCAAGCGTCTTCCACTCGCCCTTGTAGCGCACGCGCGTGATCGCGTTGACGCGGAAATGCGAGAGGATATAGACGTCCTGCACCGTACGGTTGCCCGAACCATAGGCATTGCGATAGGTGAGTTGCCCGGCCGTGCCGACCTTGCCGAGCGCGACCGTGCGGGCAAGATCCTCGCCATAGGTCGTGTCGAGCTGCGAAGCCTGCGCCTGCGCCTTCTGCTGGTTGCCGAGGACCGCGCCGAGCGCATATTTGGCCGCGAGGCCGAGGCCGAAGCGGGCGAGGCCCGACAGGATGGCCGAGCCGCCGAACCAGCTTGCCACGCCGCTGACGGCGGAAGCGACCGCCGTGAAGATCGGGACGAGGAACGACATCCGTCAGCCGACCTTGAACGCGGTCTTGATCGCCGTTTGCGGCAACAGCAGCCGGCCGGTCCCGGTCTTCACCAGGAAGCCGCGATCGCAGAGGAATCCGCAACAGAGCTGCCCGTCGCTTTCGACGACGCCGACATCGCCACGCATGGCCAGCAGCCGGCCGACCTGCGGCAGGCCGAAGAAGGCGCCGAGTACGTCCTCGACGGTCTCGCAGCCTTCCTTGCGCATCAGGCGCGCAGCACCAGCCTCGCTTTTGTAGCGTCCGCGCCACGGCTGCATGATGTCGACGCCCGTGACGGCCTCGATGCCGGCGGCTGCCGTCATCAGGCAGTCGGTCTGGCCCCAAATTCCGGGCTCGACGCCGATCGACGAAGCCAGGCGCGCAAGGCGGCGGTCCCAATCGGGAAGCCGGATGAGTTCAAGCATGATGCGGCTCAATCGAATTTGATGTCGAAGACTTCGTGCTTCACGGTCGAGGCGTACTGGAAGAACATGTCGCCGGGCGAGACGAGCTGCTGATCCTCGTGGCTCGCCGTGCGGTAGCCGTCCCGGTGATTGGCGATGGCGCCGGAGCGCACATTGGCGATCAGCTTCTTCTCGCCGTTCTCACGCGAATGGTCGATCGTGTCGATGAAGCCGTAAGGCCCGGGCTCCGCATGCAGGAACGAGCGATCGTCCGGATCGAAGTAGAAGTCGAAACCGGTGATCGGCGCATCCTTGTAGCCCTCCTGCTCGATCAAAAGCAGCTTGTCAGGCGTCAGCCCGGAATCGCGCTTTGCGACGAGCTCGACCGTGAAGGTGGAAGCGGCGGTGCCAAGCCCATAGACCGGCTCGGACACGGTGATAAGCGTGTTCGGCCAGTAGACCAGGCCATCGATCGTGATGTCGCCCTTGCCGTTCCAGAAGCCGTAGGTTCCGGTCGTGCAGGCGATCTTGATGCCGGAACGAACGACCGCGCGGCCTTCGCTCAACACCTCTTGCAGGCGCGTCGGGAAGCTCATTTCGGGATTTCCACCAGCGTGAAGGTCGCGACCGGCTTCGGCTCGTCCGGAATGGAGAAGGAGCCCGGCATCAGCCGCATGTTGGCGACAGGGCTCTTGAAGGCGATTGTCGCGCCGGCCGTGATGTAGGCGGGCACGGCCGGCTCGACCGTGACGGTGATGGCGTTGCCGGCGGCGACGCCGCCCGACTGGATGCGGAACAGCGCGTTGTAATCGCCTGATGTGGCCGAGATCAGGTCGCCCGGGCCGAGCGTCAAGCCATTGTCGACGCTGTTGATCACAAGCTGGTTGCCGGTGATGGACACCAGGTTGCCGGCATTGGCGAGCGCAGCGTTGCCGGCATCACCCCAATAGGCGCTCGGCACGCACATGTGCTTCGGCGTATAAAGCACCGTCGTGAGTCCGCCGCGGCAGGCATCCTTGAAGGCTTCGACGAGAAGCCGTTCCGAGGCCTTGAGCGGCTTGGTGCGCATCTGGATCGACCAATATGCGTCGGCATATTCGACGAACGCCATGGCCTTGGTGCCCGAGCGCGAGACGGACACCGATTCGACCAGTTGCGGAAAGGCGTGCTGGAAGCCGACAGCGGGCAGGGCGATCGCCATCAGGACACGCTCATCCCGAGCGTCTTTGCCTGGCGCAGCGCCTTCAGCGTGCGCGGCAGGAATTCCCGGTCGAGGAACTTGCGCATCTCAGCAATCACAGCCTCGGTGTCGCCATTACCGTTCATGCTGATCTGCGGCGCGAAGACAGGGCTGATCGTGGCGCCGCCAGCAGTGGTATCGCCCGGTTGAACAGTCGGCACCGAGGGCAGGATGGTGCCTGACTGGTTCGGCACGAAGAGTTCCGGCCGCTTCTCGCCGACGATATAAGGCTTGCCCGCCTGCACCGGGCCACCGGCAGCGCGCAGGCCGAGCGCCGAGATGATGCCGGGATCACTTCCGCCGCCGAGCCCGAGAACGCCGAGCAGGCTGCCGAAGATGCCACCGCCGCCTCCGGCCGTGCTGTTCGCCTGCAGGATGGCGTCGATCAGGTCGTTCTCGATCTTGTCGATGATCTTGTCGAGCGCGTTCAACGCAATGTTGCCGAGATCCTGCCAGTCGAGCTTGCCATCGTCGAGGGCGCCGCGGAGATCATCGAACGCGCCCTTCAGCACGTCGCGCTGCAGGTCCATCATGTCCTGCGCCTTGCGTAGCTCGTCGGCCTGCTTGGCGTAGGCGTCGGCCACCTTGTCGATCGCGGCTTTCTGCTGTTCCGACAACTGGATGTTCTGCCAATCCGTATCGCCTTTCTTGCGAGCGGCCTCGCGAACATCCTTCAGCGCCTGCTGCTCAAGATCGAGCGCGACCTTGCGTTTCTGCTGCTCTTCGTAGGTGAGCCCAAGCGCGTCGTGCTCTTCCTTCAGCGCAGCCGTGCGATCGCGGATCGACTGCAAGTCTTCCTCGAAGGCATCGTCGGCGGTCTTCTTGATACCGTGCGAGCCGCCTTTCTTCTTTGTGCCGGTCACCGGATAGTCGGCGAGCGATACCGGCTTGACAGTTTCCGGCGTGCTGATCGGCGACAACGGATTGAAAGGCACCATGCCATTGATGGCAGCGGCGACGCTCTGGTCGCTCTGGTTCGGAAGCGGCACCGCCGCGCCGGCCTTGATCGCGGCGATCTTGGCGAGCACCTGGTCGAGCTGGCCCTGCACGGTGGACGTGTCGATGCCCATTTCCGTGTTGAACTTTATGGCGTCCTGCAGGGCCGTGACCGTCTTCTGCAACTCGGTAATCTTGGCCTCGGCAGGATCGGTGTTCACGTTGCTCAGCGCATTGTTGATGGCCGGCGCGACCTGGTCGAGGCCGGTCGCCTCGCCGATCTTCTTGCCGAGCCCTTCGGCCCATCCGTTGATGGCGTTCAGATAGTCGCCGAATTCCTTGAGCAACGGCGCGGCATTGGAGAGATCGTTCCCCAATTCCCGCGCCGCCGCGCCGAGTTCGTCGAGGAAGCCGCTCATCAGATCGGCGGCCTTGGCGTTCTCATTGAAGTTTTTCGCGACGTCGGTGAGAACGTTGTAGAGACGGACAAAGCCGCCGGAGATGGTCGTTTCAGCCGTGGCGACCTTTGCCTGCAACGACACGGCGCCGGCCTCGAAGCCGTCAAAGAACGCCTTCGAGGACACCTTGCCGGAAATCACCAACTGCTTGAGTTCGGCGACGCTGCCGTTGGCCTCCTTGATGCCGCGCGCCGCTGCTTGGACGATCGTCGGCACGCCTTCGAGCACGCTGTTGAATTCTTCCGCATGGACGGTGCCGGAACCGAGCAACTGGCCGAGCTGCAACAGCGCACCCTGCGCCTCGCCGGCACTGCTACCGGCGACGCGCAGCGATACCGCCACGTTGTCGGTGAACTTCAACAGGTCGGCGGAGGAAACGCCGAGTTCCTTCTGCTGCTGGGCAGCCCGGCCATAAAGGGTGACCAGCGATTCCAGCGGCGCGGCGTTGCGCTGCGCGCTTTCGAACAACGCATCGTAGACCTTGGTCAGGTCTTTGCCTTCGAGGCCGGCTACCTTCAGCGCGTTCTGAATCCGGATGGCGCTGTCGATGAGCTGTTGCGCACCCTGCAGCGAAACACCCGCGGCGAAGCCGGCAAAAAGCTTGCCCGTGCTGCCGCCAAGATTGGACAGCCGCGTTTCAAGCTGCTTGCCGCGCTGCTCGATCCGCGTAAAAGTCGTGTTCGTATTGCCGAGCGCCTTGTTAAGCGCCCGGTCATACTTGTTGAAGTTCGCTTCGAGCGTCGCGATAAGGCGCTCAATTTCGATGGCCATGGTGGGGGACTCGCATGGGGATTCAAAAAGCCAGGCACTATTGCCCGCAGGAGAAGAAAGCGGTCATTGCCGAACGGCAGACGCCGAACCATGTCCTGCATCTGCTGTTGTCGGTGATTACATGCGGCCTGTGGTTGCCGGTCTGGTTGCTCCTGGGCCTCTTCGGAAATGGCCCGTGGCTGTGCCCATCATGCGCTGCGCGGACGCGCGGATGGGTCACGAAGGACGAAAAACGCCTCTTGAAGCAGCAATAGCCGCCTCGAATTCCTCGACGGATGGCGGCTCCGGCGCCGCGCCGCGCGAGCGGTTCCATTGCGTAACGATCGCCGCCCACTCACCGAGCGACAGGCTCATGATGTCGGCGATGCCGATGTTTGCGGCGGCTCCACGGATGGCGGCGAAGTCGAGCCTTCTGTCTTCGCCGCTTGACCTTCCCCCTTTGGCGGATCCTCCGTGCGCACCCGCGACAGCGCCGCAAGCACGACCGCATAAGCGGCGTCGCGGCTCTCATCCATCGGCCGCTCGTCGACGTAGCGGCGGACAAGCAGCATCGCCTCGACCGGCTTCATGCCGCCGCCGATCAGACCTATGCGGAGCACTTCCTTGATGTCCGCGCTACGTGCGTCCCTGACCTGTGGCGACAGCCGGCGATACAGGGTGAAGATCGAGGCGTCGCGCTTTTCCTCAAGCTCTTCGAGCTGATCGAGGCCGAGGCGGAAGGTGTAGAACCCATCCGCCCACGGCATATCTATCGCGGCGTGACGACTCATTAGGCGGCCGGCACCCAGTTGACCACACCATCGGACACAAGCGTCACGTTGGCCGTCGACTGCGCCTTGTTTCCATCCGAGGTGACCTCGAAATTGGTCAGCTTGAACGAACCTTCCCAATAGCCGCCGCCGGCCGGCGCCCCGACATTGAGATTGAAGCGGACGTTCTTGCCGATGTCGCCCTTGAACCAGTCCCACCAGTCCGAGACGGAAGCGGTGTAGAGCATGCCGGCGCCCGTGATCTGCGCCGACAGGCCATCCTTGGTGACCGACTTCCACGCCGGATCCTCCGGATTGCTGCAGTCCGGCATGATGAATTCGTTCGTGTCGGTCTGAAACTGGATACCGCGCTGGGTGTTGATCAGGCAGTCATGGTCGAACTGTTCGGGCGATGCGCCGTCGCCGATCTGGACGAGCAGCTTCGACCCCGTAACGCGAGGCACAGCGGTCATGGTGGTTCTCCTATGGTTGCGCCCGTCCGGGCCGGGTTAGGCCGGGTCTATCAACGCCCGGAAGCTGACGACGGCGTGTTCTGTCAGGCCGTCGGGATCGCGAAACACGCGCGTGGTCTGATGCTCGATCGAGACGAGCGTGAAGCCGGCGATCGACGTGATGCCGAGAACCGCCGTCACGACCTGGCCGGCGATCTTCTTCACTTCCCGCTTTGAGCCGTTGGCGGGGCGCGACCAGCAATGCACGTCCTCGAACACCTCCCACGCCGCTTGGCATGTGTTGGTGTCGTCGATGATCTGCTCGTCGCCGATGGTAATGCGCGGAAACGGATTCTCTTCCGGCACCTGGTCGAAGACGTTCGCGCCGACATCCGTGGCGTTGTTCACGGCGGCAAACAGCGCAAGCTGGACCTGGTCTTCGATCACGACTGCGCCACCTTCTTTGCGGCCTTGGTCGCGGCACGGGCGATGCGGGATTTCGCCCGCTTCTTGCCCAGCCGGAAGCCGGGGTAGAAAAAGGGCTGCGCTGCGGTGTCTGACGTGCCAAACTCGTCGGCCAGGGCGTAATCGTAAGTGGCGCTGGCCCCATTTCTGACCGGCTTCGTCGTCGCCGCGCCGCCGGCATGAAGCTCGACGGCAAGGTTTTCCGTGCCCTCCACGGGACGATTGCCGATAGAGCCCTTCAAATTGCCGGAAAGCACCGGGGCAAGCCGCTTTTGGAGGTCGGTGATTTCATCAGCCGACTTCTGAATCGCAACCGCGATCTCTGCCTTCGTCGCAGGCGAAAGCATGCGCAGCTTGCGCTTGAAGCGGTCCAGCCTCTGGATTTTCACGCCGCGACGCCCTTCTGGCAGAGGAAATCGATGAACTGCCGGTCGAGCCCGGGGGTTATATCGCGGATGGCAAAGATGTCGCCGGTCCGCTTGTCTCGGATACGCCAGTCAGTCGTCACGGCTCGCGTCCGCGATGACGCCCGTACACTGATCACCTGCGGATGCTGGCCTTCCAAGCGAGCCGCCTGCACGCTCTCCCCGCCGCGCAGATGCACAAAGCTGGCGCGGCACGCGAACTGCTCGGTAAACGACGTCGTGGTGCCGCCGGCACTGTCGGACGCCGTTCCCTTCTTCTCGAAGGCGACGCTATAGAACAGGTCACCGGCCGTCGGCTTCGGCATCGCTCGTTTCCTCGAAAGGGGCATCCTTGCGCGGCTTGCGGCCGGCGACGGCCTTGCCGGCAGCCTTGGCCGCCGCGGCGCATTCGCGGGTGACGTTCAACTCCATGCCCGCTTTGTAGGCGATAGTGCTCCGGCCGCCGAATGCGGCCGGCGAGAAGTCGAAGTCAGCCGTGAAGCGGACCCACATCAATTCGCGACGCCGGTATACTGGTAATCGAGGCCGAGCACCGACGCGGACTTGGCAAGCCCGACGAGCTGCACGTATTCCCCCGTGCCGATGTCCGCGACCGGGCAGATGCCGCCAGGCGTATCCGACAGGTAATAGGCGACGCCTGGCGTCAGCACCGCGCCGATCGTGATGTCGCCGCCCTTCTGGAACTTGACCGGCTGGTCGAGCGCAGCGCCGTTCAAGGCGGTGCCGATCGCCTTGCGGGCTTCGGCGGAAGCGGCGTTCGAATCGGCCTTCATCAGCTTCTTCGACGTGCTGTTGAGATAGACCTGCTGGCCGGCGGTGATGGCTTCTCCGGCTGACGCGCTATCGGTGACGGCATTCGCGCCAGCGACGACGCTGGCGGCGGTGATGGAGAGGTCGGTCATGGCAATCTCCGTTAAGGGATGGGCGAGCTACAGGCCCGGCTTCTTGAAGGGCCAGATCAAGGCCTCGTAGCCGAGCGGCAGGAAATTCGAGACCGCGTCGACGGTGACCGCCTCGCGGTTATGGTAGAGATGAGCGACATGCAGAAGGATCGCCGCCTTCAAGGCCGCCGGCACGTCCTCCGGAGCGGTACCAGCGATGTAGGAGACCGAAACCGCATCTGGACGGCAATATACGGTAGGCCAGATCGCGCCGGGCGCGATCGCTACATAGGCGCCGGCACTGTCGACGAGCATGCGGTAAGTCGCGCCGGGCAGCGTTTGCTCGGCATTCGAGCTGTCCCAATACTCCGCGATTAAGCCGTCCGACTGTGCGCGGCCCTTGACCAGGCGCAGGCATTTGAAGCTGTCGAAGTACTGACGCCAGGTCTGGGTAACCAAGGCGATATCGAGCAGCTTTTCGAGATGCGCGGTAGCCGCATCGAGGAACGCTTCCAGAAGCACGTCGTCATCGTCGAAATCGACGCGACAATGCAGCTTCACGTCGTCGAGCGAGACTGGCGTTTCTTCCGGATCCTCGATGCGGACAGGTGCGAGCATGATCAGTCGACCATCACGTGGATGGCACCGGACTTGGCATTGCCGCCGCTGGCGACAACGATCTTCACGCGGTCGTTGCCGAGGCCAATCTTGTCCTGCACGGCAGTCCCGCCTGTCGCGAACAGCGCGGCGGCGCCGACCTGCGTATGCGTCGGCGCGCGAGGATAGAACACGGCCGAGGCGTTGACATCGCTCTTGGCGAGAATGCTTTCGCCAGTCGCTTCCGATGTGATGGTCAAGTCGACGCCATCGGCGAAATCCGTCTTCACATACTGGATACTATGAAGCTTGCCGGACAGCCGCGGCGTATAGGCCGTGGCACTGCCGTCGGCGGCAGTGGTGATGGCTACCTTGTAGCGACGCATGGTGTTTTTCCTCTCGGGAGTTGTGGCAACCCTTAAGAGAAGGGCGCCTGGTGCCGACGGATTACTTCCGCCGTTTCGCGGCCTTGTTCACGGGCGCGGACGCCTCGGCCTTGTTCTTCGGCGCCGGCTCGGCCTTTTCAGCATTCACCGGCCCGATCAGTTCCAGCGTCTTGCCCTCGAGGTGGCCGAGCTCGGCTCGGGTGCCCTCGCGGGTCTCGCCTTCCTTGTAGATGCGGTCGCCTTCATGGCCCCGCAGGACTTTCCATTGCAGCTTCTCAGTCATGACGACCTCCTTCGGTTGATAGAGCGGGCGGCGTGAAGCCGCCCGCCTTGATCAGCCGAACTCGTTACGATGCCAGGGCGGTGTCGAAATCGCCGTAGATGAAGGCTTCCGGGCGATATACTGCGAGCGCGACGCGTTCTTCGGCGAGGATGGTGACGAGGTTCTTGGTGAAGTCGTCATTCTCAAAGCCAGCCTCGACACGCGCGTCCCAGCGGTCGAAGATCTGGGCCCCGAGCTTGAAAGCGCCAGTCAGGAACTTGCGTACCGTCATCGACTGGGTGGCTACGACCGGCAGACCCCAGAGCGTGGGGGAAACCGAGCCCTGCGGATTGCCGATGATGTAGCGGCCGATATCGTCCTTGGTGGTCTCGATATAGGTCCAGTCGGTCGGATGCAGGACGTGGCCGGTTGCGGGATACTCGGCGAGCGCCGCCTGCAGCATCGCCAGGCGCAGAACGTCGATCATGGTCTGATCGGCGAGCGCGATCGGCGCGGAATAGCCGGTCGCCTGCGGGATGATGCCATTCAGGTTCTGGCCGGTGTTGTCACCATTCAGGATCTGCGATTCCTCTTTATAGGCGAGACCGTAGATCAGACGCTGGTCGATCATCGAACGCAGCTGCGAAATGTCGTCGAGCACCTGGCGCGAAGCCTTCATCCAGTGCGCGATGACCTTGGCCGAGGTCGTCATCAGGTCGAGCTTGATGTCCGAAGACGGCTTGGAAGCGCCTTCCGCCACCATGCCGGCATTGTTGGTGAAGCCGGTCTCCTTCACATATTCCAGCGTGTTCCCGTCCATGCGACCGGTCGAAATCAGGTCGCGGACGGTCAGCCGGCGCTGCGGCAGCGGCAGGATGCCAGGCAGACGGGTGTTCGCGATGGCATCACCCACCGAACCGGCGGCATCGGTCGTGGCCGAAGTCAGCGTGGCCTTGATGCGCAGATCGGTCTTGCCTTTGGACGGCCGGCCGGAAATCCAGGTCTTGACGTCCTCATTGTCGACGAACTGCTCACCGAAGGATTTCGGCTTGTCGTCGTCATTGCCGCCGCCGACGCGGGCGAGCTTCTGTTCCAGTGTCGACAGCTGCTCGCTAAGGCCGTTCATCTTGGTCAGGGCTTCGTCGGCCTTCGACTTCGTGTCTTTCGACAGGTCCTCGCCGGACTTGGCCTTGCCGAGCGCGTTCTCCGCGATCTCCTTGACGTCGTCGAGGGCCTTCTGGAACTTCTCCTTGACCTCCTTGGCCAGTTTTTCGACGTCGATGGCATCGCCCCCCGTGCCGTCGGACGGCTTGTCGAAGAAGATGCGCGGACCGATGGTCGAGGCCGCAAGGCGGGCGATGCCGCCGGCGCCCACCGCGGCGAAGGGCGCAAGGGTGGCGAGAGCGGAAGGATCGACGACGCCGAAGGCGGCGTGCGCGGATCCGGCGGTGAGAATGCCGAGCGCAGCGATGGTCGCTACCGCCAGCATCGTGGCGATATTCATTTTCATAGCGATGTCCTTTGAACAGTTGGTGAGTAATCAGCCGCGCAGGAGCGCCTGCAGGAAAGCGGCCGGTTCTTTCGCCTTGCTGCCCTCGGACTCGCTCCGAATGGCTTTCGCATAGCCGACAGAGGCGATCTGCACGGCCATGGCTTTGGGGACGCCTGCCTCACGCAGGATGTCCTCGAATTCTTTGACTGGCGGAGGCTCGCCATCGCGGATGCGACGGGCGAACTCGTCCATGCGTTCGGATTTGACAGCCTCGATACGCGCACGGCGGTTTGCCGGGAACGTGACAGGGCTGATCTCGTAGAGGTTCAGCTTTTTCAGCAGGCGCACCGCTCCATCCTGGTCGGTGTCTTCCTCGCGATATCCGATCGACAAGCCGCCGATCGCCTTGTTCTTGGCAAGCGTGTGCACCTCGCGGGCACGCTGGATGTCGAGAAGGAACCTACCCTTACCCCACAGGCCTTTCGCGTCTTCCGCCAGGTCTTCCCACACGCCGATCGGCTGATGCGCATCGTGGTTCCACAGCATGAGGACGTTGCTGCCTTCACGCTTGTGACGCGCCAGGCTCTCCACGAAAGCGCCCGGCATGACCTTTTCGCCGTAGGAATCAACGTTGCCGAAGATCGAACCATAACCCTCGAATGTGCCGTCATCCGACAGGTCCTTGACCTGCAGGGCGAAATCCTTCGTCTTCATTTCGGACCTCCGATCAGGTTCTGTTGGTCAGCCGGATTGGCCGTGATCGGGATGTTCTGCATTTGCATGCGAGGCACATCTCCGCCTTCGACCTTGGGCATGTTCTCGCGCATGCGCACTTCATTGATGGTCATGGCGCCGATCGAGGTCATGTCCTTGTAGAAGGCAGACCGACCGGCGCTGTCGGCGCGCAACAGACCTTCGATGTTGAACTCGATCGAAATGCCGGCGACCCTGTCCTGCGGCGTCAGCAACTGCTTTTCGAGGGCCTGCTCGATGCGCTTCAGCCGGCGGCGCAGCGTGAACTTCTGCAGGATCAGGCCCTGCTGCTCGACACCGGTCGGCCAACTCGTCGTCTTCGACGTATGGCCGATCATGACCGGCGGCACGCCGAAGAAGCGACAGATTTCCTCGACCGAGAAGGCGCGCGATTCGAGCATCTGCGCGTCTTCCGGCTTGAGGGTGAAATTCACCCAATCGGTGCCACCCTCAAGGATGATCGGCTTGCCGGCATTGTCGGCGCCGATCTTGTCGGCGATCTCTGACCGGGCGATATTGCGCTGTTCAGTGCTCAACCACTTGTCGAACTTCAGACCTCCCGAGGGACGCAACCCATTGGCGAAGGTCTTGCCGGCAGCCTTGTCCGTCGCACGGGCGAGCGAGAAGGCATGTCGACCGAAATGCAACGTCGACATGCCGCCGAGGGGATCGCCGCCAGGACCGCGGATGTGCAACATGGTCGCATCGGTCTCGACATAGGAGCGGCCATCTTGAGACCAGCGATATTCGATGACACCGCTGGACATGCGGCGCCGGGAGACGATGTCGGGACGCACGGGGACTAGGCCGCCGACGAAATGCCCGGATCCGGGAACGATGCGCGCAATCCCGTCGCCATGCAATTCGAGCGTCGCGCAGACGAAATCCCAGAAGTCGACCGCCGTCTGGTCGAAATTCGGGCTGTCATGCAGGACGCGATACAGGGGATGGTCCTTGGCGACCGTGCGGGTGCCGTCTGCCGCCGCCCGGTAGACCATCAACGGCAGCGAAGAGATCGTGCCGGAGATCAGATTGACGCACGCCCACACCGCCGACAGGGCAAGGGCGCTGTGCGTTGTGACGGGCTCTCCGGCGTCGCCGGTCTGTCCGGCAGGAAACCAGCCGTCCGGCTCCCGCACCGTCAAAGCGCGAACCACCATGTCGGCCATCTTGCGAAACAGCTTCAAGCGGCACCTGCCAGGGATTTGAAGTAGTCGCCCATGTTGCCATCGGGCGACGCTTCGGGGTTCCAGCTCATCAGGATCGCCGCGCATAGCATGGCGATCACCGGGTCGATCTTGGTGCGGCCGGCCGCCTGCTTGGTGGCCATGTTGCCGTTGCCCTTGACCTCGATCTTCACGTTGCCGACCGACCAAGCCATCATCGCCGAGCCGTCGTGGCTGATCGTGTCGTCGCTCAGCTTGTGCTCAAGACCCCATAAGGCCGGCGACAGGGCAGGGCCCTGGCGCAGCCGATGAAGCATCAAGCCGTCGATTTTCTGCAGAGCCAGCGCATCGACGAATGCAGCGATATTGTTTGGGTCGAAGCCGACCGCGTTCTTTTCCGGCATCAGGCCGGCGTCGCGCACCTGCGCGGCAATTTCTGCAATGCGGGCGATGTAGGCTGAAACCTCGCAGATAGTGAGATCGCCATCAGCCTCGAAGTCCAGCAACCGCGGCGCGATTTCCTTGCGCACCTCGAGAACCTTCGGATGCGCGAAGGCATGGGTCCAGACCAGCCAGCGGCGGGTGATCTTCTCGCGACCAATGACGCATATGCCGAACAGATCGTCGAGGCCGCCGCCGTCGGCGCCCACCACGGCGACTTCCGAACGGGCAAGCAGCGATTCCAGCGTAAGCGACGGATCGCCACGGTCTTCCCAGTAATCGGCGCCCCGCCATCCATCATCGCCGAAGCCGACGCCGATCTCGATGTTGAGATGCTGGGATAGCCATATCTGCTCGGCTTCCTGCGTCGCACGACCGTTGTTCTCATAGTCCGCGACCAGGCGCTGCGGATCGATCGAGCGACCGATGTTCGGCAGCAGGTAGCGCCAGTTGCGCTGATCGCGCCAAAACGCCTGGTCGCGCTGCTTGTCGGCCGGGAATTCATAAAGCACCGGCAGCAGGATCGGCGCTTCGCCGCCCTTGCCGTCACGGATCTTGCGTGCCTTGTCGAGCTCGGTCTTCCAGATGCCGGCCGGCTGTTCGTCGGACTGCGTCGTGATCATCAGCAACTGGCCGCCCTGCATGGTGATGCCGCCGCCGCGTATCTGCTGCATGACGGCGGCGGCGCCTTTCTTCTTGCCCAGCTCATGCACCTCGTCGATGATCGTCAGTATCGGGATTTCGCCGGTGACGATCGAGGTGTCGAAGGACTTGACGTCGAGCTGCGTGCCGGTCTTGCGGCGCTCGATGCATTTCAGGTGATCCTGCACCTTGAAGATGGCGTCGAGCCGAGGATCTAGCCTGATCATCCCCTGCGCCTGGTCGAAGCACCGTTCCGAGATGTTCTGGCTCGGCGCGACGATCAGCATCTGCCTGTTCGGCGCTTCCTCCATGAACAGCGCAGTCAGACCGAGCGCGGCGACGTAAGTCGTCTTCGAGTTCTTCTTCGGCACCATGCAGAGCAGCTCCCACACGAGGCGCTGCTTGGTCTCCGGATCCTCGCTGGCCAGGAATGCGCACAGGATTTCTCGGAACCACTCGCCGCATGCATCCGCCAGAGACGGGTTACCCGGCACATCCGGCAGTTTGAGCCGGTTGAAGAACGCCAGCGCCTTGGCTGCTTTCGCCTGATTGAGCGGCACATCGGCCATCGGCGTCTGCCCGGCCTTGATGCGCTCCCACCAATCAGGGCAAGCGAACCGCGGCGACGTCTCAGTGGCGAGCATTCTGTGCCGCTTCGCTTTCGAGCTCGGCCATCAGGTCAGCATCGGCGGCATGAGCGCGCTGCTCGTCGATCTTCTTCTTGCCGAGCCTGTCGCTGGATGCGGGCGCGTCGCGATCGCTGCCCTTGCCCATGGAAGCCTCGATCGTCATGCGATCGTTGCGGTCGATCATGGCGCCGAGCTCGCGCAAGGCGGTGACGTTGCCGGCGTTCGCCTGCTCGAACGCGATCTCGAAGCGACGAGCGTCAAGCCGATCGCGCATGGCATCGCGTTCCTTCATGTCGGCTCTAAAATACCGCTTCAAAGTCGCCGGCGAGACGCCGATCGCATTGGCGATCCGGCTGTTGACCCAGCCCAAGGCCATCAACAGCTTGACTTTGTTGCGATCTTTTTCGGTCGGCTCGTACGGTGGCCGGCCGCGACTGCCGAAGCCCTCACGAACCGGATGACCGAACAGGTCAAAATTCGGTTCCATCGAAAAAAAATCTCCGAATGTGGGGGACGCCGGTCCAGGGCCGATGGGGGTCTCGACTTTCGACCCACCCCCCCCTTGCGGTGTTGCGGTCCTGCCACACCCTCGAAGGTGTGACATTCGGGTCACATCGGGCGAGTGCGCAGAACCCTACGAGCCCATTTTTTCGAGCAGGAGGCGAGGTTAGGCCTCACAACTTTTCTAATTTGCAGATCAGTGCCAGACGCCGCGTTGCTGCAGGCTGGCCTGCTCTTCGGCCTGCTTGGCCTTGTCGTGCCACGCCTTTGAGACCGACATCAGGTTGCTCTCGTCCCAGAACAGCGCCTCATCACCGCGATGCGGCTTGACGTGGTCAACCACTGGACTGTTCGGGGCAGGGTGCTTGCCGATGAGCATCACACCTGTCCGCTGGCAGATGAACATGTCGCGAAGCAGGATGCGTTCGCGCAGCTGCTGCCATCGCGCCGTCTTGTACCAGCGCCGCCATGGCGCTGCGTCTCTGCTCATGATGTCCGGAATCTTTTCCATTGCGGCGAAGCTGGGGGTGCTTCGCCTGGGGCTGATGGCGCGGTCCACCTTTCGGCGTGCGACTCTTTCAGCTCGTCCTGGGGCAGACTCGCTAATCCAGTTTCGTGACGTTGGCAAGATCGACGTCGAGAGGCACAGCCCGACCGAACACGTTGACCTCGACCGACATGCGCTGCTTGTCCTTGAGCAACAGCACGACAGTCTCGAAGCCTGCGAACGGTCCGCTGTCGATCGACACCTTGTCGCCCGCCTTCAGAGCATTGGTCAGCACGGCGATCGCATCGGGGTCGTTCTCGATACGCGCTTGGAATTTAAGGATTTCCTGTTCGCTCACCGGGCTCGGGTTCTCGCATCCGCCTATCGGACCGAGCACGCCGGCAAGGGTGCGTAGGCCTGCCCAAGTCACCGGACAGGACACCACTTTCACGAAGATGTAGCCCGGAAACGACGGGATCCTGACCGGCTCAAGACACTGGTGTTTGCGCCCGCCACGGCGCTTTGGCTCCGCTTCCGTGTGCAGCATGACGCGCTCGACATTGGCATCTTCGAGCGACTTATCCACAGCAATGTCGGCCCGATCCTCGACCCGAAGCACATACCAATGCGCTTGCGGTCCATCCATCCCTGCCGCTGCAAGCAGCGCCTGGTCGCGTCGGCGAACTGCGATTCGCTTGTCGCTCTTCTGCCAGGCACGGTCGACGTTGATGATCTCGCCTGTCGAAGGGTCGACCCAGGCGTGTTCGCTATTCCGCCGCTTCACGTCCGCCCGCATCATGGTTCCCTCGCAACGCCTGTTCGAATGCTTCCAGTCCGTCCGGCCCGCCAGCCGGGAAGTAGACACCACGCATCGAGCCGGGATCGGGAAGCCACGGCCAGCCGCGCCGCTCATGCTCGGCCTTCCACGCATTCCAGCAATCACCGTCGATCGGCACGAACTCGCACAGCTTGCCGAGCGCTTCCTCGACAGGGCCGAAGTCATGCACACCGAGACCGCGGGTCTCTGCCGTGAAATGCAGCGCGTTGACCATTGGCCATCCGGCACGCATCAGGTTTCCCTTTTCGAGCACGGCGCGATTAAGCGTGCCATCGGCTATCGCCCGCTCCTCCCAGCCCTTGAGCGGTGCCGGCTCCGCCTTTGGACCGGTGACCAGGTCGCGCATGCGGATGCCTGCCCACACTGGGCCGAAGGCCGGCGCATAGGTCGGCTTCGGCTTTTCCGGTTCTGGCTTGGGAACATCCACCCAAAGCTTCTGCTCGAAATATGTCGATGGCGCCGGGGTGTGATCCTTCTTCTGCGCCTTGAGCAGGGCTAGCCACAGCGGGAACTTCCGTTCGGCCTCGGCTCGCTCTTCGTCGGTCAAGGCCAAGAACGCCCGCCACGCCCTGTCGGTCGGCATGCCCTTCTGCTGTGGCCAGACGCGGACCATGCGCCAGAAGGAGGCTTCGATCTTTTTCCGATCCTCGCGCCCGCGCTCTCTCTCAGGGTTACTGTCAGGAGTTACTAAACCATCAGTATTTACTAGTGTCGGATTTGCCGTCGACGGATTCACCGTCGACGGGTTTTCAGTCTGCGGCAAAGATGCAACAGCACCCTCGGCGACACTGCTCTCACGCTGCTCTCGCGGCTCGTCGAAGATGACCAGCGAGAGCTTGCCGAACCGGCCTTCCTCGCGCTCCTGTTCCTTCTCGGCATAGCCGTGCTGGACAAGTTCATTGACAATGCGGCGCGCCTTGTCGCGACCGCAGCCGCCGCGCTTGGCGATGTCGCCGAGGATGACGGTCCAGTTATCCGGCTTGGACAACAGATAGCCGAGCAGCCAGCGCGCCTCCATGGAAAGGCGGACATCCTCAAAAACGTGGTTTGGAACAGTGGTATAGCGCGCATTGCGCACACCGCGTCGGATGGTGGCTTCTTCGGCCATGTTCTATCGTTCCGCCTTCAGCCATGCGGCAAAATCGGCGCGCAACGCTTTCCAGCGCTCCGCCGCGTCTCCGCCATTGTTCAGTTCGTTTCGAGATTGGACACCGAGCTGCGAGCGCACACGTTGCACCACGCGCTCGTCGGTCAGCGGGCGTTCGAGCCCGTGCCGCTCCTCGAGGAAGACCTTGAAGCGGGCGTCCTGGCATTTCAGCGCGCATTCGGTCGCGAAGTTCTTGGCCGAGCGCGCCGCCGGCTCACGGGCCGGCTCGTTGCGTACTGGCGGCTCGCCGCGCAACTCGCGGATCTCGTCGAAGGCGCGCGCCAGCAGGCCAAGCAGGAAGCGCACCATGTCAGGCGCGTCGCTGGCGAAGTTGATCTCGTCGACCGTCGCGCCGTCGCCGAAGCGCGCCAGGACGAACACCTCGCCCGGCATCTCGCCGCGCGCCTCAATGAAGGCGCCGCTTTCGTCCTGCACACGCGTCCAATGGCCCGGCTCGATCGCTTCGAGCGCGGCCTTGATGGCCTTTAGCCGGACAGCAGCGGGAGAGGCGTGCGCGTTCATTCCGCCGCCTCGCGATAGCGCGCCAGATGCCCGCAATTGGCCGCGACCAGCGCCTCGGCCAGCGGCGGCGACACGCTGTTGCCGCAACAGGCAATCTGGTCGCTCTTCGGCAGCGGCTTGCCTTTGAATTCGAGGTCGATGATGTAATCGGCCGGGAAGCCCTGCGCGCAGAACAGCTCGCGCGGCGTCAGCATACGCATGCCGATGTCGACCATCACGACATTGATGCCGTCGATATCAAACGTCACGAACTCGCGATCGTCCCATTCGCCATGCGCGCGCAGAAACGCGGCAACCTCACGAGCGCGGTCAACCATGTCTTCCGTGAATGGCGGAAGCGCAAGCTCGGCTTCGACATGACCGAACCGGGCTTTCCCGGTGGCAGTGTGCAACGGTTCGTCGTGACCGGATTCCTGCTCGACGCCGTAATACTTGCTGATGAAAGGCGCCACGATCGTCAGGCCTGCGCCGCCAGCGGTGATGGTGTGCGCCGGCTCTTCGGGCGACGAGAACGGCTTCTGCGCGTTCCGCATCGTCATCAGATGCGGCGCGACGAGCATGGACTTATTTACCCCGGCGGTCGCCGTATGCGTCGGCTCTTCGACGCCGTGGCCTATGGAGGTTCCGAACTGCCTCGCCACGAAGGCTGAGACAACGCCCTGTTGCGGATTGGCAGTGATCGTCGAGACAGGCTCATCCGCTGGCCGGCCGGGATTGACGCCGCCGTCACGCCGGCTGTCGTTGTTGTGCTGCGCCACGAAGGCGGCGGCAACGC